GGCAACTCCAGGTTATCCTGAGTTGATCGGTGAAATGGTTTCTTTAAACAGCGATAGAGGTTTATCAGCATTTATAATTGGTGACTCACCATTTAGATTAACACCTGATTCAACTTCTTTAAACAACTGGGCAACAAATGTTAACAAAGCAGTTGAAGATAATGACCAAGGATTGGTTACATCTAATTCATTCTTAGGTGTATTTTATCCATCAGGATTTACTTCAGATAACTTTGGAAACAACATTGTTGTACCAGCATCACACATGATGTTAAGAACTATTGCATTAAGCGATCAAGTTTCTTTCCCATGGTTTGCACCAGCAGGTACAAGAAGAGGTGGTATTACAAATGCAAGTTCAACTGGTTACATTAACTCAGAAGGCGAGTTTGTTTCAACAGCATTGAACGAAGGTCAAAGAGACACATTGTATACAAATAAAGTTAACCCAATTACATTTATAACAGGTGCAGGTTTAGTAAACTTCGGACAAAAAACTAGATTTGCTGGCACAAGTTCTTTAGACAGAATAAACGTTGCAAGATTAGTAATTTTCTTAAGAAGTCAATTAAACAAACTTGCAAGACCATTTGTGTTTGAGCCAAATGATAAAATCACAAGAGATGAAATCAAGGCACAGGCAGAAAGTTTATTATTAGAACTTGTAGGTAACAGAGCAATTTTTGACTTCCTAGTAGTTTGTGATGAATCAAACAACACACCTACAAGAATAGACAGAAATGAGTTGTACTTAGACATTGCTATTGAACCAGTCAAAGCAGTTGAGTTCATCTACATACCATTAAGATTGAAAAATACTGGCGAAATAGCAGGATTATAATAAGATAAATATTATAGGAGAAACAAATGAGTATATCTACACTATCAAAACTTACAGTTCCATTGAATAGTAGCCAAAGTGCTTCTAATCAAGGTCTGTTAATGCCTAAATTACAATATCGTTTTAGAGTAAGTTTAGAAAACTTTGGTGTATCAACACCAACAACTGAGTTAACAAAACAAGTAGTAGATATAACAAGACCTAATTTATCATTTGAACAAGTAACAGTTGATGTTTACAACTCAAAAGTTTACCTTGCTGGTAAGCACACATGGGAAGCAGTAACATTGACTTTAAGAGAAGACGTATCAAACAACGTACAGAAATTAGTTGGTGAACAACTTCAGAAACAATTTGATTTCTTTGAACAAAGTGCGGCGGCTTCAGGTTCAGACTACAAATTTGTTACTAGAATTGAAATTACAGATGGTGCTAACGGTGCCAATGCTGTAAACGTTTTAGAAACATTTGAATTGTATGGTTGCTACATAGATTCAGCAAACTACAATCAGTTAGCATACGGTACTAGCGATCCAGTAACTGTAACGCTATCATTAAGATATGACAACGCAATCCAAACTCCACAAGGTACAGGAGTAGGAACAGCAGTAGGTAGAACTACAAACACTCTAATTACAGGCGGCGGTGCATAATTTTCATAAGCATTTATAAATTTAGAAAGGGGGCTACGGCCCCTTTTTTATTCTGTGACCCCCCATTTTTACATAACATAAATACTGTATATGGCAAATTTATTAAAAGGTTTTTTAGACAACGTGCTCAAAGGCACATTAAATCCAAAAGGCAATCTGGCTGATTTTGCCCATGCATCGAGACTTTATGTAGATGATAGTTTTAGATTAGCACCCAAACAAAAATTTTTATATCACGTTGTATTCAACATTAACAGGAATAGTGTTCAATCAGATCCACCTGTAGATAACCATTTAACTGAATTGAATATGCTTGTTAAAAATGTGGACCTACCTAAATACACAGTAGACATAGCGACTGTTCAGCAATATAACAAAAAAAGAAAATTACAAACAAGAATTGCATATGACCCTGTGACCATAGTATTCCATGACGACAATTATGGTGTAACAACGGCTTTGTGGGAACAATATTACAGATATTATTTCCAAGATGGAAGATATGGAAAACCAAACGCAGTGGGTGATCCAGAAACAACTTATCCTGAGTACAAGAGAGATGCAATATTTCAAAGCAATTATGAAAAAAGATTTGGACTAGATGCTAATATAGATGAGCCTTTCTTTACAAGCATTCAAATTTATCAAATGGCAAGAAAAACTTACACTTGCTATACTCTAGTAAATCCTATTATACAACAATGGCAACATGATACATTAAACAATCAAGAAAGTGGCCCAGTTGCCAACCAGATGTCAATTGAATATGAAACGGTATTTTATTCTAGAGGACGTGTCATGCAGAATGGTGCACCTACAGGATTTGGAAAAGAACATTACGATAGAACACCTTCGCCTAATTCTTTATCAGGTGGAGGATCTACAAGTTTACTAGGCACAGGTGGAGTTTTATCTGACTTATTTGGAGCCAATGATGGTCCATATACATATATTGGTAGTGCGTTAGGCAGTTCAAGAAGTGGTATTACTTTAGGTTCATTAATAAGAACAGCAAACAGATTGAAAAATGCTAAAAAACTTTCTAAGGCAGGTTTGGCACAAGAAGGTTTTAATATATTAACAGGTGCTATCGGAAGAATAGGTGGCACGGCTGACTCGGCTTACGGAATTCCAAACACTTTTATAGGTAGAAGTGTAAGTAATATCAGATCAGGAGTAACAAAGGCAATTAAAATAACAAGAGGTTCGTAATATGAGTAATATTCCTAATGAAACAAAAGACAGTCAAGCACCAGTAAAAGAATTTTTTGACAATTATTTTAATGAAACTTTAACTTTTCCTGGAGCAGATGTAGATGCAGTAGTAGGCTATTTTGAATCAAGAGGTTTCGATAAAACTTCTAGTATTAGCACTGCTTCAGTAATTTTGCAACAAGCAAAGATAGATAATGTAAAAGTGTTCGAACTTTTAGATACCTTAAAAGGATTGAATGGAACACAGTTAAGTTATATAGTAACCGAAGTTTTAAACAACAATAGAGTAAACACATCATCACTTGGTTATAAAGTTCAATCACCTACTGACCTTACTGAAAAACGCAACATAGTGGTTTAATATCATGGCAAAGTTTGCTCAAGGAAGATTCAATATGAAAAATCCTGACAAGTACGTTGGCGGTAAAACGCCTTTGTATAGAAGCAGTTGGGAGTTTGCTTTCATGAGATTTTGTGATGAAAGTCCTAGTATACAAAAATGGGCAAGTGAATCTATTCGTATACCTTATAGACACCCTTTCACTGGTAAATTTACAATTTATGTTCCAGATTTTTTTATAGCATATGCAGATAAAAATGGAAAGCAACACGCAGAAGTAATTGAAATTAAACCGGAAAATCAAACATTATTAGAAAAAGCAAAGTCAAAACAAAATCAAGGACAACTTATTGTTAATAGAGCAAAATGGAAAAACGCTCAACTATGGTGTAAAAATAAAGGCTTTAGATTTAGAATAATAAATGAAAAAGATATTTTTCATGGCACAAGATGAGTGTATTAAAAATAAAACAATGGGCCTGGCCTTATATTAAAAATTTCCGAACATACATAGACGTTGGTGCATTAGATGGCGACACATCAGCACCCTTTATAAAAAACTTTCAAAAAGTAATTGCTTTCGAACCAAACCCTGAACAATATAAATTAATACCCGAAGGGATAGAAAAATATAATGTGGGACTAGGTGATAAAACAGAAAAAAGAATTTTAAAATTGCCCGATAATGGTTTGAATTGTGCCGCACATGGTAGTCTTACCAAATACAGCACAGGCATAAAACAATTTGCAGTGCAAATAGAAAGACTAGATGATTATCAAATAAATGAAGTTGATTTTATTAAGATAGATGTAGAACGTTTTGAACTACAAGTTTGTAAAGGTGCCCAACAGACAATTAAAAAGTATATGCCAACCATAATGTTTGAAAACAAGCGAAATGAAGCAGATAATTGCAAAGAATTTTTGGAATCCTTAGGTTATCACACAAAGAAGTTCAAATCAGAAACTGTTGCGTACCAGTAAGATAGATAAATACGTACATAATGAAAAGATTAGATTTAAGTGATCAAACGGCAATTAGTATGCCAATGAAGAACCTAATAGCCATAGTGTCAGCAGTGGCAGTAGGCGTGTGGGCATACTTTGGAGTAATAGAAAGACTCAATAAATTAGAGACACAATCAGTCCTTTTAGAGAAAGATATGAGTGCAGAAGATGAAAGATTGCACAACGAAGTAACCAAAAATACAGACTTCAGAATCAGATATCCAAGAGGAGAATTAGGTCAAAGTTCGCAGGACATTGAGCAATTCATGTTGATTGAGGATTTATATAAAAGTGTTGACAGAATGCAAAAGCATCTGGATGACATGGCTAATAACAAAGTAAACATAGAGTTCCTTAAAGAGCAAATGGAAAAAGCACAAAATTCTATTGAAAAATTAAAAGACGCTGATAGGGAAATTGTTTACAAGAACGGAAACTAATGTTTAAAATGTTTGCAGTGATTTGTGCTGTGACAGTTTTTGATTGTAACACAATGTACGAGGATCCACCACGTATGTTTGATACAAAAAGTGAATGTTTAGAAGCCGCAGTGGAAAAAGAAAAGAGTACAAGAGAAATGTTAACAGACGAGGGTATATTAACGGTTGAGCATTTAGAAGTAGGATGTGAATCGGTACATAACACATGATAGAAACAGTAGTAGCCTTATTGATGTTTGTAAATGGCGAAATAAAAGAACATCGTATACAAGATAATATGGCCAAGTGCCTACGCGGAAAAAGACAAGCCGAAAGAAATTACAGTCCAAGTGTGAAATATCAATGTTGGAAAGGCAAAGGCCAGGTTGAAATTTACATGGGTGAAAAGTCAATCAAAGCAATTATATTAGAATAATGGAACGTCTTATTTTTTGGATTATTGTTATTGCGATCGCAACCTATCTTGGAATATACGTTTGGTAGTCGACCATAAATATTTTAAACAAAGTTATGACCAAAAAATTAGAAGAATTACTTAACCTACCTGAATCACAGGAAATTGTACAAGAAGAAAAAGCAAAAGCAGAAGCCGAAGACAAAAAAGCAGACGAAAAACAGCAATCATTAGAAGCACAAAAGACTACTATGCGTGACATAGCAGAGTTTGACAAGATTGCGGCGGCTCTTCCTAAGGTTGAAGGACTGGGAGAAATGGGTGATTCCGAGCTCGATGACGTCGGCACACGGGCGATAACTGCCTATGAGGATCTCATGGACTTGGGAATGAATGTTGAAAGCAGATATTCAGCACGTATATTTGAGGTTGCAGGGCAAATGTTAAAGACCACTTTAGACGCCAAAGTAGCAAAAATGGACAAGAAATTGAAGATGGTTGACCTACAATTGAAGAAGCAAAAGCAAGATTCTAAGGCAGGAGACGGTGATGCAAACGTGATTCCGGGCGAAGGATACGTGGTCACTGACCGTAACAGTTTGCTTGAAAAACTTAAAAAGTTGGATA